AAAGTGACCTGTAGAGGTATCTGCTTTCATTGAGAACGTTAGGCCGTCCATACCGTATCGGTTTTTCATAATATGAAGTCTTCCTGTACCTTTCACTTTGTCTTCTTTTTTTCTTGATAACGACATAGCAACATCTGTAACCATCATTTTATCATAGCTACCTGCTGCCTTATCACCCTCGATAACATCATCTTTTGCACCCGCACGATTAACTTGAGATACACTCCATATAGGTAAATTTAATTCTCTAGCTAAGCCTTTAGTGCTGATATAAATATCATCAATTTCGTCTTTACGCTCACGATTTGTCTTCTTTGATCGTAATAGATCGACATAGTCTATAATGATAAGATCCGGTTTAAAATCAAGATCAATACATTTCTTTATATGAGATTCAACGGTGTTTATTGTGGCTTTTCCTGTAGGAAATTCTTTAATGATCAATTGTCCCTCTAGTCTAGAAACAGCATCTTCAATTTTAGATTTATAATTTGTGATACTTTGAACAGGTATGTTAGTGAAAAAGGCATCATATCTTCTTCCAACATAATCCGCGCCTAATTCTAATGTGTAGTGTAAAACGTTATAACCTAATTTAACTGCGTATCCACCTAAAGCAACTAATGACCAAGATTTACCTCCACCTGGATTACCAAATATTAAACCGAAGTCACCATTGCCTAAACCGCCTTGTAATAATTCATTAATTGCTTCCCAAGGTGTAGGAATAACTGTTCTATGGTTTTCTCTGTATCTTGATTCAGTGTCTTTGTTGTATTCGTGGCCTATATTTTTATCTTGGCCTGCTTTTAAAGCGTTGTCAATTAAAGATCTTATTGTATCATAATCTCCAGCTTCTAAAAATGTTACACTATTTAATAGTGCTTTTCTTAACTGTTGGTTCTTACAGAAATTAGAAAATTCTTCTTCAACATACTTTAAATCATCATCAGATGCTTTATAGGCTTCTCTTAATTGTTCTTTAATTGATAGTTGTAAAACTTCATTATCTAATTTTTTAAGTTCTACTTTTAAAACATCCATACTAGGGCAAGTATGGTATTTATGAAAATATTTTAATATTTCTTTAATAATCCACTTGTGGGCTTGATTATCAAAATACTCTTCACTTAACGCGTCTTGAATGTTTAGTAAGAATTCTTTATGCGTCAATAAAGAAGATAATACTTTGATTTGAAATCCTATCCCATACTGAGATAAATTTGATAGTGCTGCCATAACTTATTTTATTTCTCTTTTTTAAAACTGTTTAATACTTTATAAGTATCTTTAATTGTGTATTCGGGGGTTTTGATAATATTACCTAAACCATCTTCATTATAAAACTTCATGAATTTATTTGTATCTAAAGAAGGTATATCTTCTAATATCATTTCTTGTAAATACTCTTTTTCTACTTCACCCATAATAGGATTATTTAAATTCATGACCTTATAATTCACTGCTAATCTTTTCTCGTCGAATACAATACGAGAATAAACAACATGGTCTTTATGTTTCTGAGAACTGATTTCTATTAAGTCTTCAAAACTAATTGGACGTTGAGCTAATTCAGGGAATTTTTTCAATAATCCTTTAGCTCCTAATCCTTTAATACCTTCTATTTTATCTGATTGGTCGCCTACTAAAATCTTATATAATATAAAATTCTCTACTAGGACTCCAAACTTTTGCTCAACTGTTTTTTTAAAGTAATGTTCCCTTTCTGTGGGTCTATATAATGTGACTTTATCTGTTACACATTGAACAAAATCATTATCGTTAGAAACTATAAATACCTTAGAATCATGTTTATTAGACAATACATTACTTAAGTAAGCTATAACATCGTCTGCTTCTACTTTGTCTAAACTGATTGTTTTAATAGGTAAACATTTTAGATAATGGATTAATCTTACAAGTTGGTTTATCTTAGCGTCTTGTTCTTCTTCTAAAGATTCAAACACTTCCCAATTTGTAATTCGAGATATATTACGACCTGATTTATACTCAGGTACTAAGTTTTTTCTGTTTACTGTTGATCCAACACCATCAAATACAACATAAACAGAAGTCGGTTGAAGTACATTAATAAGCGTGTTTAAAGAGCGAATAAAACCTCCTAACCCCCCAACATGAGCTAGATCATTATTTAGATGATTTATAGCTGAAAAATTTCTAAAAAACAAATTTAATCCATCAATAAGTACTACACGTTCATGTATATTATTTTTGTCTGTTTGTTCATCTTGCTCATTTGTAGAGTTTAGGAGTTTTAATAATTCGCTTCTATTCATTTCTTAATCTGGTTCTTGTTCAAAAACATTCATTGAGTTTTCTAATACATCTTCTTCTTCAAAAATATCAAAATCCATTCCGCCTAAGATTTTACTCCATTCAGCAGCATGAGTATCTTTATACCTTTTAATTTCTTTTTCAGTATCATCAATGAAACCATGAGGTGTCATAATAATTTTACCACGAGTAGTAATACCGTTAATATGGTTTTTATCAATCTGAATATTAGTACGTTTAGCGAATTCAACTTGTTTACCGTCTTTAATCGCTTTAATTTTACTAGTTCCAGCATTTGATATATTACCAAACGTAATAACAAATGTAGCGTCAAACCACATTGCAAAACCACCTTTATTCATTAATTTCGGTTGGCCCATTGGTACTTCTGCTTTTGCTGTCCATACTTTATTAACACAAACTAATGTATTAGTATATGGTGAAGACTCTTTACGAGACAATGTAATCTTTTGATTCACATTATTACCAAATTGAGTCGACATAGCACCCGCGTTCCATTCATTATTGTTTTTATTTGAACGAACTGATAATTCACAAGGTACAGAACCAATTGAATCCCACAAGAACATTAAATCATAAGGTAAATTACCTTTCTTTTGTTCATCTAATAGGTCTAAAACAAACGCAGCTACATCTTCAATTGTATGTAATGTTTCTCTATCTACGTAAAGAAAATTTCCACTGTAATTTTCAATTTCACCTGTTTCTTCATTCACCTTCATTTTAACTTCTAAACCCATTTGTATGGCGTGTTCCCAATTCCATTTCATCTCAGTAATAATGAAAACAGGTAAAATGCCCATCTTTTGAGCTGAAACAGCAGCTTCAATCATTGCTGTTGTTTTACCTGTATCACTATGACCTCGAAGTAAAACAATATGCCCAGTTGGAATACCAGGCACACTTGTTACTTCTTGAAATGCAGAACTAAGAGGCACCCATTTTTGTTCTTTAAACTTAACGTTTGAGTTAAGTAGTTTTTTCTCCTTGAATTTATCTAAATTGAAATTACTTTTCAATTCATTGGAGACTGCGGCCGTTAGCGAATCGCTTTTCTTAGTTTTTGTCATAATTTTTTAATTTAATTAGAATACGAAATCGTCTTCGTCTTCTTGTTTTTGTGCTTTTGGCTTTACATCATTATCATCATCTTCTTCATCACCGAATAAAGCATCAAATTTTTCTGTTTTGTTTGCTTTAGTTGCTGGTGTTTTCAAAGCATAATTTTTAGATGGAGCAGTATCAACGATTTCATCTAATTCCTTTTCATCATCAATGATATCTCCTTCTTCAGCTTCTGGAGCTAACCAATTTTGAAGTGCTGATTTCATTTCATCATAAGAGTATTTTTTAAATACTTCCATTGGACTTGGTTGATTTTCTAACCAATCAGAAATCTGTGCCTTATCCTCACTCAATGGAGTTTGTTTAGTACGAGGCATAATAGATGTTTTGTTGTAAGAAGTACCTGTTACTTCCGGTCCAACTGTTGTTAAAGTAATGTCTCTACCTTCAGCAATATCAGTGTAGTCACCAATATCTTCATTATCAGCTAAATTTAAAAACTCCATGTACAATTCTTTACCGAACTGCCATAATTTAATACCTTCGTTTTCTTCACCTCTAACAATAACAGGAACAAATACTCTCATTTTTGGATCTAACTTTTTAGCTAATCTCCAATTTTCTTTGTCATTAGTACCTCTTAATTGTTTAGCAAATTCAACAATAGGATCTTTTTCACCCCAGTTAATAGGAGAAATCATTACTTTGTTAGTAATGTCATAATGGAAATAAACCTCAGAAAATGGGTTCTTTTTGTTGAATTTAGAAGGAACGATACGGACAGTTTGTTTACCAACACTTGGTTTCCAGAAGATATTTTTCTTCTCACCACCAGATTTACTAGTGGATTTGGTTTGCATCGCATTTAAGCGATTTTTGATTTCATTTAAATCCATAACTTGTTAAATTTTATTTTTACGCGGTTAATATAACATTTGATTTTACCAAAACCAAACTAAATTGAGCCCTCTTTTGAAGGGCTCTTTATTTTTATTTTATTTTTTATTTACCAGTTACAACAACTGGAGTATTTGGAGCAATCATTTGGATTTTTTCGGGGGTAAAAGAATCAGCTATTCTAGCATTTTCAGCTGCTACTAGACTCTGTAAATCTAAATCTAAAGCTTTATTATAAATAGCTCTTACTTTAGGATTTTTATTACCTTTTATTTTTGTTCCAAGAAAATCAGCAGCAGATATAGTTACACCTTCACCATTTGCGGTTTGTATGATTAAATTATTACCTGTCCAAGCTTTTTCCCATTCAGTATCATCTGTTTTAACTTGAACAACCATTCCTTTATTTTTATATTTATCATCCCATAAACTATCAAGAGATATTCTAATATCTGATTTAGGAACACCTAATTCATTAGCAACCATTGAAATGATTCCTTCTAATTCATTAGCTATTTTATCATATAAAGCTTTTTTTTCTGGAGATGCTTGATAAGGGTATGTTTCTGATGCTTCCTTTAACAATGTACCTTCAGTAATGAATTTTTTTAAGTCAAAATTATCTGCTGGTTTCATGATTATAAATATATGATAAAAAATCTAGATTTCCAAAGGGGTTTTTTAAAGCTCAACAATCTTAAATACCTTGGTATTTAATTGTTTTAACTCATTGTGGTTAGTTAATAATATACAGTTTTTATAATGCTGCCAATTTACTCTAAATGACGGATCAACTACACCACCATTTAGCTTTTTGATTAAATCATTTAAAGCATTAATTGTATATAAAGTATTAGTTTCTTTTTTTCTGTGTACTAAAATAGTATTGGCTGGAATTCCGGCTACATCGGTTTGTTCAACGTTATAAGTTACAACATATTCATCTGTGCTTTTAACATATAACACAAACATTTTATTATACATTATAGTATAAGTACCAGATAAACTAGCAATTAATTCATCTAACCCATCTAAGCCTGTAAAAGTAGCAAAAAGCTTGTTATTCAACATTTCTTGATTAATAAAGGTATCAAAATCATAATGAGTACCTGCCTTATACATATGTTCTTTTTTTATTAAAATCATAGGTTTTACCGTAACTTGTTTTTATTTGTAATTTATGTTTACTAAAAATTCCTTTTACCTCATCTTCTATATATTCTTCATCGTTATCTATGTCTAATAAAAACGAATCATAAGTATATAAAACGATTTTCGTTTTTTTCCCCCTCAATACTTTATGTATATCTAACAATATAAGAGCATTAGTTGCTGATTCCACATTTTGTAAAATGTAATTAAACAACTTTTGTGGATTCATATTTTCCAACTTATCCTTCTCAAAACAATACCCTGAAACAGGCACTGTAATTTGTCCCGCCTCATTAAATTCTCTCCAGTTATTATCAATAAATGTTTTTACCTTTTTAAAATATTCTAGGTGTTCATATTCCTTAAATATTCCTCCGTATAACTGTTTAAATGTAAGTTCCTTAGCTTCTTTATAATCCACACCATACATTTCAGCAAATGCTTGGTGTACATCTATATCACCAAAATCATACCCAATTAAACGAGCAGCCAAATGAGGGTGATATGCTGAAATATCAAATTCGGTAAATATGCCTTGTGCTATGAAAGATGATCTAGCACCACTTTCTTTATTTAGTGCGGCAAAATTAATACCATTAAAAGAGTTACTTGGTCTACGAGTAGTTGTAGATAAGTTATAATGGGTGTATATTCTATCCCCTTGAATAGAATAAAATTCTTGATTTGGTTTATAATGCTCATCAAATTCTTCTTTATTTATTTTAATTCCATTTCTCTCAATTCCAAAAAAAGCTAAAACCACTTTATTGTTATAAAACGAGAAATATTCGGGTAACGGTTTTGATAATGTTTCTTTAACTTGTTTATAAATATTCTCACATCTTTCATAATGTTTCGAAACAGGTATTATCTTGTTTATTTTTTGGTAGTCCGGATATTTGGAGTAAAAATATGTGTGTGCTTGTGTGTCGGATTGTATATACGTAGGGTTGAGAGTGGATAGGTCAAGCAAATTTTTAATTGGAAAGTAATACAATGCTTGTTTTTTATCTTGTACCCATACCTTTTCTATTTGCCGTAATATATCATTTACTTCGCTTTTAACGACGTTAAGCGTTTCGTTATGGTCAATACATAACATATAGCCTTTAGTGTCGTTAAACGGTCTAATATACACTAAAGACACATCATTAATAGCAGGATGAATGTTGTTGTGGTGAGGAATTATTTCAACAAAAGCTTCTTTAATAGAATAATGTTTTAAATAATTTAATTGTTCTTCTGTTTCTACTAACCAAAACATAACCTTAATTGACCTAATGATAATAAAAAAAGCTTGGATAACCAAGCTTAATTTAAAAATTTTAAGTATAAACTAAAATAAATACTTTTAAAGTTTAGAAACTCCTTCTAAATCTTTTTTAGCATCATCAATAGAAATATAGTTTATATCTGCTTGTCCTCTGTTTAATTTTTTTCCATTAGTAAATGTATAATCATCAGCTACAAAGTATAATACTCTTACAGGAAATGTTTTACCTTTATCAGCACCCATATCTTCTTCATAATCTTTAAATAAAGATATTTCATATGTGTTTGAACCATCTGCTTTTTTCTCATAAGTAGCTTTACCAGAGAATCCAGCATCATCTTTTGAAAATTTATACCCGTTTTTTAAAAGAATATTTTCTAAAGGTTTTAATTCATTATATCTAGTATTTTCAGTGATAATACCTGCTAATTTTTGCATTCTAATAAATTGTTCACTTAATTGTTCTTTCATTTTATTGTTTGATTTTTAATTATACATATGTTAAAAAATTAAAACATAGCTTTATTGATAATACTTTGTATAATCTTCTTTTAGGTATAAACTAAGAGCGGGTAGTTTTTGATTTTTAGAAGCTAATAAAACCATATTTCTGTTTACTTTAGCTACTTCTTGCTTGTCTCCTGTTAATTGCCAATCTATAAAGAATGGATAATATAGCTCCCAAAGAATTTGAGGATCTTTAGCTACTATTTTTTCTACTGTTTGTTTATCAGTTTCAATATAAATTATTTCATTTGTTTTTTTAACAAAGTACCTTCTAAACTGTCCTATTTGATAATCTTGTTGAGTAGGGATTACTGGGTTATAGTAGGGAACATAGTTAGTAGTGTTTGGATTAATATTTTTTAGTTTTAAATAACTTTCAGTAATAGGATCACCATCAAAAACCGTTATGTTGGAAATAATATTTGAAGTATCAATTGTTGGTAATTGAGAAGTAGATAATTCAAGATTAGGTATTCTAAATAGTTCTTGGGTAGGTAAATCTTGAGGTGTTTTTCCTGTGTAATATTTTCCAGATGATGTTTTCCAATAATATCCAGAATATGAGTTAGTAGTATCAGTTATGTTAGTTGTAAACTCATACCCGTTTGTAAATAAATTAGTTTTTATTTGAGATAAAGGAAAATACGCCATATTATACTTGATAAATTGGTTTTACTTGATAATAATAAACTTTAAATGGATAATTATTATTATAAATAACAGTTCCTCCATAATTTGTTTTAACAGAGGTTGTCCATCCAGAGTTTCCGGCTGTTCCGCTTCTAGCTTTTCCTGATCTAAATAGAGTTCCTGTATAGATTTGAGAATGCATATTATGAGGGCCTGATTGTCCTGGGGCATAATAATTTAATATATCTCCATAGTTAAATGTTCGGCCTGAAGCCCATTGTCTTAATTGGCTAGGGGTATACTCACCTATATAATATTCGTCATATAAGCCTAATCTGTTTATTGCTTGTCTATGACTATCTGTATTAGCATTTCCTCCTGAAGGGACATTAGCTGTTCCTCTTCCTGTACCACCACTAAATGGAATGGCTTGATTGCTTCTTGTATCTATATGTTCTTTTACTTTATAAGCAATATTAAAAGTATAATTAGCGCATAAACCAAGTGCTTCTCCTCTAGAGTTAAATACATACTGAGATTGATCAGTTACGGCTTTGGTTAAAAGAGGAGTGTTAGAAGTAGGAGGAGGAATATTAGTTGGAGTGATTACATTAGTAGTAGTAACGTTGGCTGCTCCAGCAGTAACAGGTAACGCTGTTCCTAATGCTGTAGTAGTAATTCCTGTTTGTGATACATTGTTTTTAGCCCCAAACGGATCTTTTGCTACACACATAGATTCAATATTAGTAATCCATTGATTACTTTCAATTCTGTGTTTTACACCTTTAATTAAAAATTCTAAAGCTCTAGGGTAGTTAGTAGGTAAAAAATCTGCTTCAATAGTAAACTTTTGATATACTTTCATTCCTGAGAGTCCATCCATTGTTAGGGATAAATTAAATGGTAAGAATCCAGCATTTGGAGATGCTGCTTCTAATCCAGGAGCATTAGGGTCATTTGCTCTTGCTATACGTGCCGCGTCTTGTTTATCTATTACTTGTTTAGCTTGGTAGTATTCTAAAAGTTGGTTTTGTAATTGTTGGAAATCAACTATTACATCTTTTTTATATAAAGAAGGCATACTAGGAGAAGCACCATTAGCATAAGTTGTGTATCCTACTTCTCGCATATATTGATCATAAGCAAATAATGCTTTGCTATATTTTTGTTGAAGAGTCGGAGTAGTATTAGGGTTAGTTTGGCCTGGAGGTGTTGGGTCGTTGATTGTTTCTTTGTATCTATCTGTTATACCTAAATTCATTCTAGATAAAGCAGTAGCATCTTCACCTACAACATAACCATGGTTTGTTGAACCAACAGTAATCATTGTAGCTAAATCAGGAGAAACAGTTGTTGTAAAACTTAAATCTCTTATAAAACCAGCATTTGATGTGACACCATCATAAACATACTTGTAAGTATCAAATATCGCTGTTTCAACAGATGCGTCTGGGTTTAGTTGGTTTATGATATTATCTCTGTCTGGGAGTAACACACTGTCTATAAATCTAGCAGTATTTGTTTCTGAATCAACTGTTACTTCTAATTTATTGTAATTACCTGTTGAATTATTCCAAGCGTCACATAATGAGGTTAATAAATCATAAGTTGAGGTTTTACCATTTTTATCTTTTTTATTTTCTATTTCATTAAGAATATAATCTAAACTAAAATAAGCATTCATTAGGTAACCATATATGTTATCTGTTCCATAATTATGTGTGAAATCACCACCACTAGGAGCAGCAAAATAAGTAGTACTATCAACTGACCCATCAACGTTAAATCTGTTATAAGATTGTTTAAAAACACAAACTTGAACATCAGAACTTACTTGATTAGGTAAAATATGAATTATATTACTTTTAACATCAGTGTCTATTTTTAGAATTTTTTTATCAGATTCATCATTGATATTATAAATAACATTTTTCTCTAACCATTTTAAAAAATAACCTAATCTGATATAATATACAGGTATCGCGTTTTGAAATTCTTGTTTAAAATAAGGTACAAATCCATCACTATCAACATATGCGGGGGCTGCTATTCCTGTGTATCCTCCACCTATTGGTTCTAATTCATTATATATTGAATAGAAGTATTTTCCTATTTCACTAGAATATCTAAAGACTACAAGAGGTCTATTTGCTTCTTCATTAACAATTTCTGAAGAAGTTTTAGTGTTTATATCATATACTAAAATAGTTGCTGGTGGTGGTGCCGGTAATGTATCTTTACCATTATATAGAACATTTGCTTTTAAAGATTCAATAACATCACCTAAACTTATAAGACTTAAAGTGATATCATATTTTCCATCTTTAGTAAATGACCAAGAAAAATTAACTACTTTAGCAAATAAAGCATCATAATTACCATGAGACTTTAATCTAAAAGTTTCAATAACATCTAATATATTGTTGTAAGTTAAATCTTCAGTAGTATCATTTACTGTATTATAATACCCATTAAGGAATTCTGTTTCTAGAGAATAAGGATTATTTTTAACATAAGTACCATCATTATCATAATAAGAACTATTACCCCATTCTAATAACACACTGTATCCTAAACGCATGTATAATAGGTCAATAACATCAAATTGGGCTCTATTATTCGCTTGAATTCTTACAGTTGCTCTTTTAATTGAGCCTCTAGTTTCAGTTTGTATTTCAGCTGAGATAATGCCTGGCATAGGGCGTAAACCGTATTCTGTTCCTCCAAATCCATAGGTCTTAGAAGAACCAATATCATTTGTTTGAGCTACACCTTGTCTAGAAGTGTTAGGCCCTGTTCTCATACCACCAAATAACACATAATCTTTAGCTAAATTATCACCAGAAGATAGTCCATTTAGTTTTCTAACATCTATAACATCAGCTTCAACTGATGCTCCAGATATTAGTTTACACCAACCTGTTCTAGCATTTAGATAAGATAATTGTTCTTCACTTCTGTTTACAGAACCGTAAACTTTTTGACGTTGGTCAATCTGTTGTATTATTTTTTTATTAAAACCTTCACCTACTATGTTTCCCATATTAAATGTTTATTATATTAAAATCTTGTACTATTGGAGCGTAATTAGCTGGTATTCTAATTTGAATGCCTTCAGGTATTACCAAAGAATTTTGAGGAAGGTTTGCTAAAGTATTATAACCTGCGTTTCCTGTATTTGCTATTGATATAACCCACCATAATGAACTATCACCATAGTATTGTTGAGCTAGAACATCAAATCTATCTCCTTGAGTAGTATAAACATAAATATCGTTGTTAGACAAAGGAACTTCAGGGTAACGAGAAGTTACATAAACTAATTTGCCATCAATTTTTATTTGAGGTATTTTTTGATATCTATTCATTTGTTATTATTCATAAAGTTCACCTGGTGAAAGGTAAGGTAACATTCCATATAAATTATTTTTTACATTTTGACCGTTTGCTAAAGATATATATTGTTGGTGATTATTCATACGGCCTGGGGTTGCTGTTTCTGGTCTAAATGTATGGATTGGGATAAAGTTAAAGCTAGTTACTCTAATAATGTGGGCTAATTCTTTAACAGTAGAATCTTCACCACCTTCTGCTCCTATTCCAATTTCCCATGGAGTACTTTCATCCATTTCATAAGTTAAATTAGTTATGATACCTGGTACTTCATATAAGTATCCTCCAACGGTTAATTGGGCTAGATTGCCTCTCATATAACCATTTGGGCTATAATCAGGAGTTAAACTTGAAGCTAACCAGTTTAGTTTTTTATACATAGGTACTAATTCTTCTTTAGATTGAGCCGCCACTGTCCAAGATAATGAAACCTGTCTAGTAAACCCATTATAAGTGTATAAGTTTTCACCTCTACCTAAATATTGTACTGGGTTCCAAGTGGCGTTATATGAGTCAGAAATAGAACCTAAAAATGCTCTAAAATGAATAAATGTTTTATATGCTGGGTCATTATTATCTATAACGGCGATTCTGAATTTGACTAAATCGTTTTTTTTAGATTTTTCATCTTCAACATTTTTACTATAATACACTGGGAGGGCATTGATTTTATCTAAACCAAGACTACCTGAATAAATTATAGTATCGTTAGCGCCTACTGTTTGTGTTATTGTTGGATAAATACTAGCTCCAGTATTATCACGTACACCATTAGTGTAATTTGAATAATTATGATTTGCTCTTGCTCCTGGGTCTCCTAATAATACTCGTTGTTCAATATTTTCAGTAGTATAATTAGGGGCAAGTGCTAACTGGCCAGCTTTTATAGCGTTGTTTTTTACTGTTGATCCCTGTTGAGCTATTGTTTTGTTTCTTAATACTCTTCTAAAATCTTGAGTTTGAGGTGAAAAACCATTTTCTTTATAAGAAGAAGAAGCATTAATTATGTCTTGTTGAGTATAAGTATAAGCTCCTTGAGCATTAATTAAAGGAGTATTATCCGGCCATGTGTTGCCCTCAATTGTTGGATCATAAACACTAAAGTTGTATAAACCCTCTTTTAATTTTCCATCTAAAGAACTATATGGACTAAGAATTTCTTTACCTGTTAAACTACGGTATTTTCCTGATAATCCGCTTGTAGCACTTGTTATTAAGTAAGTTCCAGGTTCTATTATTTTAGTATTAACACCTGAAAAATAAGGGGTATTATATTGGTTATTATTTATACCTGTTCTTTGATCATTAGCATATCTAATATTTGTTGTACCTACTCCTAAAGCAGAACCAGGGCCAGGACCACCAGGATAACTTAATACGTTAATACCATTATTTAAAGTAAAACCATTTAATTTATCGTTTAATTTAAATCCTAATGTGCTTTCTGTTTTATCACTAGATAGTCCATATAATTGAACTAATCTATTGTTTTCTTTTGGTTGAGTTGATTTTACTCTAACACCATATAAACTATCATTATTAGCATAAGCACCAGTTTCAGCAAAAGGATTAATACCTTGTTTAAGTAAATGACCACCAGCAAATGAGACACCTGCTTGAGCTAATGTGTTTAAAGGTGAGTATACACCTCCATTCATACCATTAGGAGATACTTGTGTACGAACAGCAGAACGGGATAATGCTTCTTGTTTAGTAATAAAAAACAATCCATTAGGTGTTTTTGTATCAGTAAACATTTTAGATAAACGTACTACGTCTTGTTCTGAAGCAAGAGGGGCTCCAATGCCTCCTCTCCAAATGAAATCATTATTAAGTACACCTAAGGTATTTGTTCCATCAGGAATAGGAGTTTGAATATAAGGTTGATTACTGCTTCCCCCATCAATTCTATCGTTTCCATAATGAAGATTTTTTAAATTAGGAACTGACCCGTCGCCAGTGTATCCTTGGCCTCCATTATAAAACTTAAAGTTTTTAGGATCAGTAAGTAAAGTAAGTAATCCCATTATTTAGGAAGATTGTCTGTGTATTTAGGTGGGGTTTTACCGTTTAAGTCTAATTGTGATACAGCTAAATCTTTTTGGTATTGAGAAACACCATTGTATTTAGGTGGAGTTATTCCATTTCTATCTAATTGAGATTTAGCTAATACCTCTTGGTATTTAGATACTTGATCATATTCTAAAGGTTTTTTACCATCTAAATCTAATTGTGAGGCAGCTAATACTTGTTGGTATTTAGATACTTGATCGTATTTAGTAGGTGTTTTACCATCTAAGTCTAATTGTGATACTGCTAAATCTTTTTGATATTGAGAAGTTCCTGGGTATTTAGATGGGGTTTTACCATCTAGGCTAGTTAAATCAGAGCCGTTTGTTTGTAATTTGCTTAATATTCCCATGGTATTATTTTGTTATAAATATTTGTTTTTATTGGAGTCGATACGCTGTTGTTCTTTCTAAATTACTTCTCTCATTAGCATGGTTAGCATTAAACGCTAATAGTTCTCTATCATTTACTTTAGCTGATACATAAATAGGTTGTTGACTCATACTTTTAACTTGATTAGTTAAAGCTGTTATGTTGTCTGCCATTTTACTAACAGCACCCATCACAACTTGATTGTTATTTTCTCTAGGTGTTGTACTTATTGTATTATTAGCAGTATTTCCAGATACACCTTCTCCCGTGGATGGTGTTATAGCTGTTTGTCCTGAGGTTGTACCTCCGGCTGTTGTTGCTCCACCACCAGATGATGCTTCACCTATTGAACTCATAAAGGCGGCAGTGGCTGCTATAGCTAATCCTGCTCCAAGAGGGCCTAACGCCGCTAATCCAGTCCAAATAGCTGCTATAGCAGATTTTACAAATATAGCTGCTAAACCAACTAAGGCTGCTTTTAAAACAAACACAGCGCCTTTAGATTTAGCTATATTAGTTACTAAATTAGCAAATCCATTAAAGAAAGGTAATGTAGCTTCAGCAATTTCTACAAAAACTTCTTTTAACTTTTCAACAGAAGCATTTAGTCGTTCTTGTACAGATTGTTGTTTTTCTAAATCAGCTATTGATGTTTTTCTGATTTGTTCTTCGCTCATGCCTTTAGCACGGGCAAATTCTAAAGCAGCTTGAGCAGCATTTCTTTGTTCACCACTTAATCCAGCTAACGCTTTTTCATCAGTTAAAGTTTTAGCTAATTCTTCACGAGTCATACCAACGGCTTTAGCAGCGGCTTCTTGTTGAATACGATTCATTCTACCAAACTCTTCTATACTACCATAATTCTTACGAATTTCTCTAGCAACACCCGCCATATCATTATTGATAGCATATAAACGGGCCATTTCCAAGTTTAAGTTTTTACCAGTTAATAATTCGGCTTCTAATTCAGCTGAAATAGATGATTCAAAGTTAAGTAATGAGCCGGCAATGTCTTCGACTTGCTTCATGCTCATTCCTAATACTTTAGCTTGAGCGGCTGCTTCA